TCAACCCGCCGAAGCAGAAGGCCCCGGTCTCCAAGATCAAGCGCGACGACTTCGAGAAGCTGAAGAAGACCGTCGACGTCGCCAAGGTCGAGGACCTGCTGCAAGGTCGGGCCCCCGGCCTCGACGATCTGGGCAGCTTCAGCGGCTCGGACGACGAGGATGACCTGCTGGGTGGCGGAGAGCCGACCACGGTCGACGACGATGATGATGACCTGATCTGAGGTATGTCATGAAGATGAAAGCCCTGCTTCTGATGCCCCTGCTGGCATCCTGCTCCCCGGTTGCGCTCTGCCCGCAGCCGGTGGAGCCCTGCGATCCGGCCTTGAAGACGTGCTACTGCTCGTCGTCTTTCCCCGTTTCCGGGGGATCGGATCATGACCTAAACCCGGTCGATCCCGGCGATGACGACGATCCCGGTGACGACGATGGCCCCGGTGACGACGATGGCCCCGGTGACGACGACGATCCCGGCGATGACGATGGCCCCGGCGATGACGATGGCCCCGGCGATGACGATGGCCCCGGCGATGACGATGGCCCCGGCGATGACGACGGCGAAGACCACGACCGGGGTCATGGAAACGACGACGACCATGACGACGAAGACAACCCCGGCCGAGGCCACGGGTCGCACGGCACGAGGACCTGATGAACGACGCGAGCTACCGCGTGACTGCCAACGAGCTTCGCCAGTTCATCGAACGGGCGGAGCAGCTGGCGTCCGAGAAGAAGGACATCTCCGAGCAGGAGAAAGACCTGTTCGCCGAGGCCAAGGCTCGCGGCTACGACCCCAAGGTCATGAAGAAGGTGATCGCGCTGCGGAAGCGCGATCCCAACGACGTCGCCGAGGAAGAGGCGATCTTGGAGATGTATCGGGAAGCCCTCGGTCTCGAAGTGGGCCAGCTGCTCCGCGACATGTTGCCGAAGGACGGGGGAGGTTCCGATGGCGAAGAGGACGACTGGTCCGATCTCATTTAACCCCGAGATCAGGAACCGCATCCGCCTATCGGTCGCGGCCTATGCTTACGAGGTCGCGGCCGACCCCATCATGTCGGATGGCGAGTTCGACCAGCTCGCTCTGGCGATCCGGCCGAGGGAACTGACCGGCCGCCCGATCCTCGATCTGTTCTTCCTCGAATCCTTCGAGCCCCACACCGGCATCTGGATTCGAGATCACCCTGAGCTGGCCGGGATCGCCCAGCTCTACGAGACCCACTACAAGGACCGCCTGATATGACCGAACCGCACTGCGCCTTCTGTGGCCTCGTCGACAAACACCGCTGCCGCTCCGCAGAGGCGGCCGAGGACTGCCCCCACGCCCCGGTCGAGGGGAAGGCCCCGGTCGTGCGCTCCGGGCCGCTACAGGGCCTGCGCAGGCAGCACTACGGGGCGATCTATGCCGACGTGCCGTGGACCTTCCTGACGCGCTCGGACAAGGGCCGTGGGCGCTCTCCTGACCAGCACTACGACGTCATGACCCTCGACGAGATCAAGGCCCTCCCGGTCGCCGAGCTGGCCGCTCCGGACTGCGCCCTGTTCTTCTGGGTCATAGACACCCATCTGGCGATGGCCCTCGACGTGATCGCTGCATGGGGCTTCGAGTTCAAGACGCGGGCCTTCTGCTGGGCCAAGCTGAACGCCCAGTTCTCGACTTACCCCACCGAGGACCAGCGCGCCGACGGCGACAGGGCGTGGAAGATGGGCAACGGCTTCTGGACGAGGGCGAACCCGGAGGACTGCTGGCTCGCGACGAGGGGCGCTCCCAAGCGCCAGAGCGCGGCCGTGCGACGGCTCGTCGTCTCGCCGGTCCGGGAACACAGCCGCAAGCCCGACGAGGTCAAGGAACGGATCGAGCAGCTGGTGCCCGGACCCTACGTCGAGCTGTTCTCCCGGTCGAACCGCAAGGGCTGGGACGCGATGGGCAACGAGCGCGGCAAGTTCGATCCGACTCCTGATCTCGACGACGAAGCTCTGGACCTGCTCTGATGCGATACGGAACGCCGTGGAGGCGGCCGAGGCTCGCCGGGCTGGCCGTCTACTACGACGAGGGCTGGGAGGCGGCCGAGGGCGCTTCCTGCCCCTACGAGCCGCCCAAGGCACATGGCGATGGCATCAGGGCCCATCTGTGGACCCACGGCGCGGAGGACCGCCACACGGCCCGCCTGATTGAAGAGCTGATCTAGTTCCGGGGAAGCTGCCCGACGGGGTAGACCTTGAAGACGTTCGACATCGTCCGGTATCGCTTCACCCGGTCCGACCCCTCGATCTTCATGTCCCACGTCACGACCATCCGGTAGGTCCCCGGCGCGATATGGCAGGGCCGGTCCAGAAACCAGCTCCACGTTACCTTGGTCGGATAGAGGTAGTCTTCCGGATCGTAGTTGTTCGTCCCGGACCCCGTGCAGGCCGTGAAGAACCGCTCGGGCGTGGCCTGCGCGTCGGGGTTCTGGACCTCGGCCACCCAGAACCCTTGGAACGGCCCCCGGATGTCCCGCTCGTAGGCCAGAAGGGGGTCTTGTCCGAACTCGAAGTCCGGGACGAACAACTCGTTGACCTCGAACCACTCGGTCGCGGGGATCGCGTCGAAGCGATCTGCCTCGCGCTGCTGAAGGTAGCTCGTGAAGAGGAAGACCAAGAGCCCGGCCAGCAGGACCTCGACGGCCTTGGTCGCCACCCATCGGGGCTCGATCTGTTTGACGGCGCGAATCACGGTGCCCCAACTGCTCGGCGGATGAAGTCGGTGATGAAGTTCTCGCCCCCGGTGGCCCACCAGAAGGCGAGACCACCGGCCGCGATCACCAGAATGTTCCGGAGGGACGAAACAATCGACAGCGCGGACTCCCACTGTCCATAGAAACTGATCGCCCGGAGAGCGGTGTCAGTCTCTTTGGGGTTTAGAGCCACCAGATGCCCGGTCTCGATCATTCTCCGAAGATGCGAGAGGGTCGTCTGTTCCGTCTCTAGGAGCTTGGAGCTGTCACCTTTGCCAAGAAACAAAGCACTGCCTCACCCGGTCGTTTTTCATTCAACGAGGGAAGCATAGCTTCGGTTCTGCGACCGCGCAATGGAGGAAGTGTTAACTGCCGGTCGGCACACCCTCGGAGGTTGCATCCGGATCGCACTCGCGGTCCCATGTCAGGTTCGTCTTGAAGTCCCGACGCAGGTTCCACGGCGCGTGAGCGGCCCGCCAGTCCAGCTCTTCCTGCGAAAACCGGCGCGGCTCTTCGACGTCGCAGAACAGGGGCTTCTCAATTACCGGGGGTGTCACCGGGTCGCAGCCAGCGGTCAGGAACGCGACGCAGATCGCCATCGCTGAGATTATCAACCGTGCCATCGGATCGCACATCCTCCAAGACGTTGTCCAGCCGCGCCCCACAGGTCGCAAGTTCGCCGTTCGCGGCGGAGAGCTTCAGGGTCAAGGTTTCGTTTCGCTGCTGCTGGAAGTAGCCGTAGCCGCCGCCAGCCAGCGCCAGAGCCACCGCCCCGGCCGCCAGATACTCGGTAATCATCGCTTCATGTTCTCCCCGCTCTGGGCATCCTGCGTCCGGTATTCGCGGATGCGGGCCATGATCGAGGGGCCCCAGAAGTAGGCCACGACGCCGATGCCGATCACGATCAGAATCGGCCAGTTCGCCAGCATGATCTCCTGCGCCGCTTGGAGCGTCGTCTGGGCGTCAGAGACCCGCTGGGTGGCGTCGATCACCGTGTCGATGGTCCCGAGGCCCACGACCGCCCCAGCGCCCACCTTGGCCGCGTCCTCGGCCTTGTCGGCGGCAGCGATGGTGCGCGATCCACTGTCGCGCAGCTCGTCCTCGGAGATCGCGCGGCTGGGCTTCTTGCCGCCCTCGTCCAGAGAGCGCCATGTTACCGGGCCCACGATCCCGTCGGCCTTCAGGCCCTTGTCCGACTGGAACTGCACAACGGCCCGGCGGGTGTTGCTGCCGAAGTCGCCGTCGATCCGGCCGACGCCGTAGTTCATGGCCGACAGGGCTTCCTGCACGGCCCGGACAAAGGGGCCACGGTCGCCTTCGCGCAGGGTGGGGCGGTTCTCCCCGTCGACCGCCGGAATCCCGGTGACGCGACGGAAGCCGAGAACGCGCGACAGGGGGTAGGGCGCGATGCTGACCTTGTTGCCTTGGTTGCCCCCGAGGGTCATCACCTGTCCGTTGGTGATCGACATGACGAAGCCGACGTGGCCCTGCCAGCCGTTCGGATCGCCACGCCAGTAGACGACGATGTCGCCCGGCCGCACGTCGACCAGCTCGACCTTCTCGCCGTATTCGAGGAAGCTGCGCGCGTTCAGCTTGCCGGTCGTCGGCAGCGCCAGCGTCGCGAGGATCGCGTTGACGAAGGCCGCGCACCAGCTGGTCTCGTCGTCCTTCACCCACCCGTTGCCGCTGGTCTCGAAGTAGGCGAGGACCGCCGGGTTGTGCTTCGCGCCCGGCCATTCTTCGACGCGCAGATGCTTCTCGGCTTCTTCGAGGATGATGCTGTTGAAGGCGATGGGGCGGATCGGCGCAGACATGGAAAAGCTCCCGAGCTGGTGTGCGCGGGAGCTTAGAGGAACAACCTTCAGGTGTCCATGCTTATCAGGCAGCGGCCTCGAACCCGGCCTCGGCCGCGTTCCAGCCAGACTCGGTCCAGTTCGACCCGGTGTCCGGGTCTTCGTCATACCGGGCCCCGACCGGGCCATAGCTGGTGCCGATCCCCGACAGGTTTCCGGTCGCATAGTCCGTCCCTCCCGAGCGGATGACCGACTTGATGTTGTTCGGCGAGGTCCCGTCGTTCTTGGCCCGCATCCAGTGGAAGACCGACTTGATCTCGGACCCGGTGCCCACCGTGACATCGGTCATGGCATGGGTCGTCTTCAGCCCGGCCGTGTCGGCCGACTCCGCCGAGGCGTCAGAGTTGATTTGTTCATTGACGTCGGTATAGGCCCCGGTCCAGCCCGTGTTCGTCCCGGCCCCGGTCGCCCGGCAATACTTGACCTTGGCCCCGATGGTCGAGATGTCGCGGGTGCAGAGAATTTGGCTGTAAGCCGTGCCGCTCCCGAGGTTTGAATACATGCCGACCAGCTTCACCAGCGCGGCGTTGGTGAACGAAGCTTGGGTGAAGGTGCCCGAGGTAATCAGTGATCCGGCCACGCTGAACTCGAACGAGTGCGGGCTTCCGAGGGTCAGCTTCAGGTCGACCGTGTAGCGGGTCTGACCGGCCCAGCCCCACGTCGAGCCGACGGTCGTCCAGACGGGGCTCGGGCCGGTGCCGCTGTTATACTCGAATTGCAGCAGGGTAGAGGTCGCCGTCGGGGAAACCCGGAACCACGGGTAGCCCGACGAGTCATAGATGATCCAATGCTCGCCGCTGGTGTAGGAGACCGTCGCGAGGTTGTAGAACTCGAAGTGGACCCACAGGGTCTCCCCGGTGACGACGGTCGTGGCCGACAGAACCCCGGCCGTGTCGGTGTAGAGGTCGATCAGGATGCCGACCGCCGACCCGGAGCAATGCAGAGAAGCGTCTGCATAGGACGTGTCACGGTGGCTCGTCGAGGTCAGCTCTTCGAGAACCCCGACGGCCCGGACGCTGTCCATGCGACCGCCTGCGAAAAGGACTTCAGCGACCATGCTCTTCTCCTGCTTCTGATGCCCCGATCACGACGAGATCGCGATGACGGAGCGGCGTTTCTTGGCCGTGCTGGCCGCTTGGGTGAGGACCACATAGGCGGTCTGCTCGGTGACGGTTGCGTGTAGACCGGGGATGATCGCGACGTAGGCAGTTTGCTCGGCCACGACCGCTTTTTCAAGGGTGAGGGCGGCAAACGCGCTCTGGGAGGTAATCGTGTCGGTCATGCTGCGGCCTCAAATCCGGCTTCCATCGCGTTCCAGCCCGACGCGGTCCAGTCGGCCGTGGTCGACGGGTCCTGATTGTATCGTGCCCCGATGGCCGCGAGAGACGTGCTGATTCCCGACAGGTTCCCGGTCGAGTAATCGACCCCGCTGGACCGGAGAACCGACTTGATGTTGCCGGGGCTCCCGCCGTCGTTCTGAGCGCGAAGCCAGTGGAACAGAGACCGAAACTTGTTGGCGCTTCCGGGCATGGTGACGTCGGTCATGGCGTGAGTCGTCTTCAGCGCGGCGCTGGCGGCCGTCTGGGAGGTCGCGTCGGACATGACCGCCGCGTTGACGTCGGTATAGGCCCCGGTCCATCCCGTATTCGCTCCGGCGGCCGAAGCCCGGCAGGTCTTCACCCGCGCGCCAATCGTGGTGATGTCGCGGGTGCAGAGGATTTGGCTGTAGGCCGTGCCGCTCGTGCCGCCGGTCGAGCTGAAGCGCGCCGAGGCCGCGTTGGTGAACGAGGCTTGGGTGAAGGTGCCTTCGGACTGCTTGACCGAGCCCAGAGACCACTCGAACGCATGGGGGCTCCCGAGGGTCAGCTTCACGTCCCAGACGAACTTCGTCTGGCCCCGGATCGTGAGACTGTCGCCGACAGCGGTCCACGTCGGGCTGGCCCCGGTGCCGCTGTTGTATTGGGGCTGCATCGTCCCGCCGGAAGCCGAGACGATCCGGAACCACGGGAACCCGGACGAATCGTAGATCGTGACCACGGCCCCGGTGCTGAAGTTGGTCCCGAGGTTATACATCTCGAAGTGGACCCACAGGGTATCCCCCGTGACGACGGTCGTGGCCGACAGGACGTTGCTGGAATCGGTGAAGAACGGAGCCGCGACGAAGACCGATGTCGACCCACAGATCGTGCAAGCGTCGGCGAAGGCCGAATTGAACCGGGACGTCGACGTGTTCTCCGTCGGGGAGCCCGCGACCGTCACGAGGCTGTCCAGCCTGCCGCCTGCGAAAAGAACCTCTGCAACCATCCCCAGCCCCCCTTAGAGCATCTGCGCCTTCAGGCTGATCGCCACGTCGGCCAGCGTCGCGTCGGCCGTGGCCGGTGCAACCAGCTTCAGGACGTCGCCGATGGCGAAGCTGGTGGCCGAGGCCACCGTGAAGGCCCCGGTCGCCGAGATGTTGAACCGGATGGTTCCGAAGGCCACGCCATTCTTCTGAAGCCCGAAGCTGACGTCTCCGGTCGAAGCCGCTTCGGCCTTGGCCTGCGACCCCGTGGCGCTCGTCGGGATCGTGAAAGCCCGCACCGCGACGAACCGGGCGACGATCTCCGCGTCGGTCATCACGTCGGCCGCGAAGAACCCGATGTCATAGTTGCCCTGCCGCACCCAAGCCGTGCCGCTCCAAACGACGAAGACGTCCTCGTCCTCGACATAGGCCGAATAGCCCTCGGCCGGAGTGTAGTAGGCCCATGCCCCGTTGTCCCGGACCGCGACCTCGTTCGGGTTCGATCCGGCCCCCGACGGGACGATGTAGATGTCCCCATCGGTGGGGCTTCCCGGAAGCGCGGTGACGCGCGAGATCGCCCGCAGCTGCGAGAGAGTGGAGAGGTCCAGAAGGTTCTGATCCATCCCGGTCTTGTAAGCCGATCCGAGGTTCCAGAAGCCGGTCAGGCCAAGCCCCGGAAGTGTGCGTTCGCCTGCCATGCGTCAGCTCCCGTTCCCATAGTCGTTGCCATAATCATACCCATAGCCGACCGCCGGGGCCAGCGAAGGTTGCGCCGCGTAGATCGCCGCGTCGGTGAGCCCGAACTTCTTGCCGTTTCCGGCACCGATGCCCTTCGGGGGCTTCTTCCCCTTGCCCTTTCCCTTGGCCTTCTTTCCGGCAGGGCTCTTCAGCAGGAAGACGGGTTCACCGTAGACGATCATGTCGCCATCACCGTGACGGTCTCGTTCCCTTGCGACGCGGACTTGGTGCGGACGTAGCAGTTGTCGGTCCCGGCGAGCGCGTTCCCCGCGAAGCTGGTCTCCCCCTGATCCCAGAGCAGGAAGCCGTGAAAGTTGTCCGAGGCCGGAGCCGACCCCGCGACTTGCAGCAGGATCGGTCCGTTGCTCTTCAGGACGACAGTCACGCTCGGCGATCCCGTCGAAACTTGCACCCAGCCGTCGCCACCGTCGAAGGTCGTGTCCACCGTTGTCGTCATGCGTCAGCTCCCATCTCCGTAGTTCTGCCCATAGCCGAACCCGTAGCCAACGACAGTGATGTCGATCCGACGCTCAAACGCCTGCAAGGACTCCAGCCCGGCATTGTCTGCCAAGACCTTCATAACGAATTGGCTCTCTCCTGTCGACACAAGGTCTGCCGGGGTGACGCCAAAGCTCGTCCCGGTGAGCCCGGCGTATTCGACGATCAGGTTGTCCGCGAGATCGAAGAACCGGATCGTGGTCGTCTGACCGGCCTCGGGGGTCACGGTCAGCTCGTCCCAGAGCAGCGCGACGGAGTCCTCCATCGTGCGGTTCCGGTTCGCCCATGTGACCGCAATCGTCGGCCCGAGCGCCGAGTAATCCCCGAGGTCCAGAAGGCCGAACCCGGCGTCGCCCTCCACAGCCACGTTGGCGGGCCTGAAGGGCAGGTGCGGCCGTTCGGAGGGGGTGTAGACCAGCTCGGTCGCGCTCGCCACCGGAAGCGTCCCTGCGCGTGTCCTCGGCCGCAGCCAGTAGCTGACCGGCGCACCAGCTGACCGGATGTTCGGGTCTACCGACGACAGGTCCAGCGGGACGTGCCACAGCTCCGTCCCGGTCGGCCAGTCGCGCGGGACGGTGTCGTAAAGGCCGCGCGCCACGGTCCAGACGCCCGCGCTGTGGGCCGTCAGCAGAACGATCTCGTTGATCGTGTCGTCCGTCGTGTCGCCGATGTAGAAGAGCTGCCCGGTTGCCGGGACGATGTCGCCGATCATGTTGAAGAAGTCGGCGTCCGGGAGAGCCGTGGTCGCCTCGGCGACGAAGTCGACCGCCAGCGACCCGAAGGGAGCTTGCAGGAAGCCTGTGTAGTTGCGCTGCACGACGCCGCCAGCCGGGTCCAGCGTCTCGGTGGTCAGGACATAGCTGGACGTGACGCCAGCGTCGCCCTGCTGCGCCAGCAGGGCCACATAGACGTCGGCATAGGTGGGGTTCAGCCCGGCGGCGGCCAAGGCCGGATATGGCAGCGTCAGCGCGCTCGTTTGGGCGAAGTCCGTCGGGTCGACCACGGGATCGGACCAGAGCGTTCCGGCCGGAATGTCGAAGGTCGCCCGGTCGAGACCCCAGATGTCCTCGACGCACTTCAGGATCACCTGCCCGGCGTCCTTGCGGCCCCGGCTGACGTTCATGACGCGCAGGGCCATCGCCGTGATGCCCTCTTCCGGCCAGACCAGCTTGACGACGCTGCCGGGCGCGATGCTCCGGCCCGCCCGATCCGTCATCAGGTCGCAGGAGAACAGGGGGTAGCTGCTCGACCGCAGGTCGCGCTCCCCCAGCTCCCAAGCCAGAGCCGCGTTCCGGACGCCGTAGTAGTTCCGCCCCTCGGACTTGATAAGCCCGTTCTGGGCCGCGATGTTCGCGAGGTCCTGAAGCGTGACCGTCGCGTCCTGCTCGTTCTCCGGGTCGGTGTAGGTGACGACGATCTCGTTGATCGTGTCTTCCAGCGCCCGGCGCTCGAAGTTGTCGATGGTGCAGTTGTCCGGGTCGAAGACCGGCACCGTGTTCAGGTCGTAGTCGTTCCGGAACAGCTTGATCTCGATCAAGCCGGTCAGCTGGTCGGTGTAGATCGCGGCTTGGATGTGGTCCTGAATCTCGCTGACGAACTTCTCGATCTGGCCGGGGTTGACCCACATCATCGAGAGCCCCAGACCCTCGTCGTAGATCACCTGCGCCACCGCGTTCCACGTCGTCAGGTTGAAGGCCGAGGCGGGCCAGCCCATGCCCCAGTCGGAGTTGGTGTAGATGTCGAAGATCATGTGGATCGGGTTCGCATCTTCCCCGATCACAGCGATGGCTGCGTTCAGCGCGGAAGGCTTCGGATAGCGCGCGACGCGGACGTCGATCTCCGGGATGAACGGGTTGTTCTGCCCGATCATGAACCCCCTGCCGCCGCCCCCGTTGTGCAGCCAGATCGACGTGATGCCCCGGAAGCCCGGTGCCGTTGCCCCGGTGAGCCCGAGGTAGCCCGCGAGGACGTCCGACAGGACCTGAGACGCGCCGCCCAGCAGCATCTCAATCGTCCCCCGGATGCCGCCCTCGGAATCGTCTCCGCCGAACAGGTCAGGCTCGTCGACCGCGACCGACGTGTTGCCTGTGGCGGACCCGGACCAGCCGACGAACTCTTTGAAGCGGACCTCTTCGATGGAGTCCACCGGACCCCAGCAGACGCCGTAGTGGAGGTCGATGTGGTAGTCGACTACGCGGCGCTTCCCGCCGCCCTTCTTACCGCCCCCGCCGCCCATCGGCCACTCGCTTCCGGGCCGCCTTGGCGATCCGCGCTGCAAAAGCGTCGTTCAGGTCTTCGGCGATCCCCACCGTGTATTCTCCCGCGATCAGCCCCCGGATCGTGAACTTCCCCTGACCCCATGCCGTGACGCCGCGCCCGCAGAAGCCGCAGGCGCGAGCATCCTCGGGCAACAGGACGATGTTTCGATCTTCGTCTTCTTCAGGCGTCGACATTGTATTCCCGCTTGCTGATGTTCCCATACCACAACAGGTTGATCCCCTTCACCCTCATTTTGCCGAAGATGACGGGAACAGGCCGCCCGGCCTCGGCCGTGGGCGCGTCGAGGTCCTGTGCCTCTGGCGGTTTCGGCTGCTTCGGCTTGGGCATAATCAGGTAGGCGACGACCGAGATCGCCAGACCGATCAGGAGGGGGATAAACCATGCCATGCGTCACCCGTAAGGATTGGTGTTGACCGGATTCTTCGTCGGAATCCACGGTTGACCACCGAAGTTGTTGATATTGCTGTGAAGCGTTCCACAATCGTCCATCTGCCGGTTGCACCCCAAGACCAGCGTCACCGGGTCGCCGGGAACGAGCCCCGTGATCGGCCCGGAGAGCGTCAGCGTGTTGCCGGAGATCGACAGGATCGTCCGTCGGTAGGTGTTCGATCCGACCACCCACTCGACGTAGCCCCCGTTGCGGAACTTCGACGTCGCGTAGGCCCCCTCCCAGCCAGCGATCAGGGCGATCTTGTTGATCGACGGGAAGGACGCGGCTGTGCCGCTGGTCGAGATGATCGTCGCGCCGCACTGGCTCCCGTAGAGGACATGCGGGCACCCGAGCTGATAGTTTCGCCGAAGCCCGCCCTGCTGGCTCGCAACCCAGAGCGGGCGGCACAGGACGTCAGCCCAGCCATCGGCCTTGTTCTTCACGTTGATGACGACCCCGGTGAAGACCGGCAGGAACTCCTGATCCGGGTCGTCATGGTGGCCGTGCATGATGATGACCGAGATCGGCTGATCCGGAGGGTAAATCTGGAAAAGGTTCAGCAGGTCTTCCTTGTTCGACATCTGGACGCGGATGTCGCGCCGCTCGGTCCGTCCGCCGCCGCTCTCCACCGCGTCGCGCTTGATCGGGATCGGCACATAGTCGACCCCGTTGTAGGTGAACTGCCGTTCGGCATCGGTGTAGGCATAATAGTCGTTCGGGCCCACCCCGTAGGTGAACTTGTAGATTTCGACCGGGGTGCCGAGGTATCGGCTGTCCTCATAGGCGGCGTTGGTCATAGGGCCTCTAGCGTCCTGATGGCGAACTGGGCATTGGCCTTGGAGTCGGTCATCCACTCGATCTGAAGCGTGTCGGTCGCGAACCGGGCGCGCATCAGCCACGACACCTTCACGATCTCCGTCGTCGGGATGTCATAGGGCCAAGCAGTCGACAAGAAGATGACGGAGTCTGTCCCGTAGGCATCGGTCACGGTAGAGACAGAAAGGACCTCGCGCAACAGGATCGTGCCGTCCTGAAGCCAGACGACGATGGCCGCGTTGGTGGTCTGCCCGTTCCAGTCGTTCTCGAACTCGGTGCCAACGATCCGCAGCACGGTAGCCGTGTCGTCCAGCTGATAGCCGGGGATGATGTCCCGACCGAAGGTGGGGAACCAGAACTCCCCGGCCGCGCCGCGATGGCGGTAGAAGAAGTCGATCACGTCCCTGATCTCGCCGTCGCGCAGGCCGGTGTAGACCACCTTCATCGTGTATTGGGCGAAGTCCTGATACTCGTAGAAGACCATCTTGCCCCAGTCGGCATCGACGACTTCGAGCGGCAGGTCCCACTCTTCCTCGATCCCCTCACCCCAGTTCGGCGGGGTCAGGAAGACCTCGTATCCCGAGAGGGTCAGGGCCGCAGCCGGGGGGTCGTAGACGGGGTCCACGCCGGGGGTGATCTCGTAGACCACGGCCGCCTCCGCGACGTCCGCCGTCTCCCGCTTGACGGTCTGGCCGTCCTTCAGCCTGCCGGTCAGCATCTGGATCACGGTCGACCCGGCGGGCACGTCGTTCGCGACGCCGCTTTGCAGTGTGATCGTCCCGGCCCCGGTGGAGTCGACCACGGCCGTCTGATCGGGCAGGCCCGGCGACTGGATCAGGACGTTCTGGTTCTGGACGGCCCAGCTCGGCACCACGTCGACGTTCAGCACGGCCGAAGCCGCAGGCGTGTCCGCGTTGGTCTTGGTCCGGTAGGGCCAGATCGGGGTCAGCACCGTCCGCCGCCGCCAGCGCGTCAGCAGCCCTTCCAGAGCCCGCCTCGGCTCGCCCCAGAGGGTCAGGGTATAGCTGAACTCCCGACGGGGCTCCTGCCGCAGCGCACGGCGCTGTTCCTTGCCGGAGCGCGAGCGGTTCACGATCTCCGTCTTGAAGACGTAGCTCTCGGTCATCTGGTCGCGCCAGTTCGGGCCGCGCTCGATCAGGACGGAGCGATCCCCGGTGAAAAGGACGAGGTAGGGGGCCTTCAGGGCGAAGGTGAAGACCGTGAACTCGTCGAACTCCGGAACGCCATCCACGGCGGCCGTGAAGGCCATCGCGATCTCTTCGAGCGGCTTGAAGGTCAGCGGGAAGGTGTCCGAGCCGGTATAGGCCACGTTGATCCCGCCGCTGATCGCCACGCTGTTCAGGTCGTTGTCGACCAGATGGGCGTTCCAGACGCGGAGGATGCGCGACGTGTTCTGCGCGATGGCTCCGAAGGCGAGCGGGTTCGGGAAGAAGTGGACCCGGTTGTAGAAGTCGTCGACGAACGTGACCTGCTTCGACCCGGCGAAGGTGCGCGACCGCAGCGTGACGGCCGTCTTGTCGGTGAACGTGCCGACGCTGTCCATCGGGCCATAGAAGACCTGATGGAAGCCGCTGGGGTCGGTCCTGCTGAGCCCGGTGGTGGAATCGTCCGGGTTCTGGAAGTAGAGCAGGTCCGCGAGTGTCAGACCCGAGAACGCCATCGCTTACGCGTTCTCCCTGTAGGCGAGCCCGAAGTAGCCGGAGGACTCGTAGCTGAAGTAACTGGTGCCGGTCCAGTCGAGGAAGGTGTCGGACCGCTTCGAGAACTCCGGAAAGGCTTTCCAGTCGTCGGCCGAGATCGAGAACCCTTGCTCGGGGGCGATGTTTTCCATGTCGATCAGGCGAACGCCAGAGACATGCCCGAGCGGCCTGATCCGATAGTTCGCGCCGTCGTTGCCGTCCGAGCAGTAGAGGTTCACGGGGACCATCAGCTGACCGGAGGCGAAGTCCGCATGGGCGCGATAAACCATGCCGTCAGCGACCCCGTCCCGGTTGCCTCCGAAGACCTCGGAGCCCGTCAGGTTCTGCATGAAGTTGGTCGTGTTCGGTTTGTAGAAGGACCTCCACGTCGGCGCGTTGTCGACATGGGTGATCTTCGCGCCGCCCGCATAGGTGGCCCCGTCCTCGTGCCGGTTGTAGGCCCCGAAGAGGTATCGCAGACGCTCCGAGGTCGGATAGATGTCGCCCGGCGAAGAGCCTTGCAGCGAGAAGTCGTTGCAGCAGACCACGTCTCCGTCCGTATAGGACCCGGCCGCGACGAGCGTCCCGATGTAGATGTGCCGGTAGCTGTTGAACCCGAAGCCGACCACGGCCGCGATATAGGGCTCGGTGTCGGGCGCGGAGTAGGGGCTGTTGTTCCCGAACAGGTGGCACTGGACCGGGTTGACCGTGACCGGAGAGCCGGGGTAGGTGCCCGCGAGCCACGGCCTGCGGCACCGCGACTGGACGCCTCCGGCGGGCGCGAGAGTAATCCGGTCGGACGTTGACGAGAGAGTCATGACGAGTCCGGTCGAGGGGTTCTGGATGGAGTTGACCGTGGTCGTCCACCCTCGCGCCGCCGCGAAGGTGATGATCTCGTTCACGACATCCGCCCAGCTCGTGACAGCTTGAAGGTCATAGGTCATCAGTCGAGCCCCACACAGAAGTAATCGTCCAAGTTGGTTCGGAAGGCGTTCTGGATCACCAGATGGTCGATTCCGCCGACCGTGATCTTGTCTTCTGCCCCGATCCCGACGCCTTGGCAACGGAAGACCCCGTCGAGGACACCGAAGGTCTGGTTCCCGGCTTGGGTGTGGTGCAGCGTGATCGGCCGGATGACCTTCCCGCCGCCATAGGGATCGGTGATCTGAAGGAAGACCTCATAGGGGTTGAACCCGGCCCCGGTGTCCCCGGACGTGCTGTAGCGGTTGCCGCGCGTGAAGACAGGCCCCACCGTGCCGTCGACGACCTCGCCAGTGTTGCCGAGTTCCAGCCAGTTCCCGGCCGCGTCGAGAACGTGGGCCGAACTCTTGTAGAGGTATCCGGTGAAGGTGTCGATGCTGGGCCACGGGAAAAGGCTGTGACCCGCAACGTCATCACGCCAGCTCTCCGGGCTCGACGAGCCTCCCGTATAGCCTCCTGCCGCACCGCCGATGAACATGGGGTAGGGGTATTCGACCGGCAGGCCGAAGGGCAGGAACCACCCGGCGTAGAGGGCCGAGAAGACCGTGGTGATCTTGGTCAAGACGACAAAGCGCCGCCCGCTCGCGATGAACCAGTAGGTGATCGAGCCCGAGTCGGCGAAGCAGCGAACCATGTGGGTGCTGACATTGACGTGGTCTTCCAGCTCCACGGCGGCGGCCTGATAGCCCGTCATGCCCGCGCACTCGATGGCATAGGCGTCAGCCGGGACATCCCGCAGCAGCCGGAGCCCGACGTAAATCTGGTCGGTCCCAGCCAAGCCCGGACCTTCCAGAACGATGCCCCCTTCGTCGCCCGAGGCGTGATCCCAGACCTCGGTCCAGTTCTCCCCGGCCGTGACCAGAGTCGCGTTCGTCGTCAGGAAGGTGACGAGCTTGGCGAACAGGTCCTGATCGTCCGTCGCCGTTCCTGTAACCCATGCGGTCATGGTTCCCCCTAGCTGTTGATGACGGCTTTGAACCGCTCGGGGTTCGCCGATACGAAGTTGAACAACACCTGCTCTCCGGCCGGAGTATCCAGAGCTGCCGCAAGGAAGCCCGCCGCGTCGAAGGTGTTGATGTTCCGGACGTTGATCTGGGGCTTGCCGGGGCCGCCCGAGAGCCCGCCATTGAGCATGTGCCGGGGATCGTCGCGGGTCAACATCTCTTCGCCCTGCTTGGCGACGATGGGGACCTCTCCCGGCCGCAGCCCGACGATCCCGCCGGAGTGGTAGCGCATCGCCCCGGCGAACGCCAAGGGGCTGATCCGGCGCGAGCTGTTGCCGCTGCCGACCCGCGAGCTGCCGACCAGACCGCCCGTGTGGCCGAGACCGATCAGTGCGCCAAACCCGGTCCCACCGAAGGCCGCCTGCAAGGCGTTGAAGATCGCCTGCTGGATAATCATCCGAGCGATCTGAAGCAGGAAGTCAGCGGCGAACTGAAGGAAGGCGTTACGCGCCGCGACGAAGACGTTCTCGCCCTCGGCGACGGACTTGGCGAACTGGTCGAAGGCGTTCGCCAGACCAGTGACGAAAAGGTCCGCCACCCGGTCCCATTGCAGGTAGACCGTGGTCGCCTTGGAGGCCAAAGTCTCGGCCTTGATCGACGCAGCGTCGAGCCGGGCCAGAGCCGCGACAGAGTCCGCGCCGCCGATGGCCTCCCACATGGCCCGAGCCCTGTCGATGGCCGTCGTCAGCTCGGTATTCACGGCCTCGATCTGGGCGCGCAGCTCTTCCTGCGCAGATACGTCGTTGCGACGCTGCGCCTCTTCCAGCTGGGCGAAGAGAGCCTTCCGCTTTTCGAGCAGGGCGTTGACCTGCGCCGACGCCTCGCGCGCTGCCTCGGCCTCTTCCTTGCCTGCGTTCTGGGCTCGCTCCTGCGCCTTTTCCAGATCGTAGAGGGCCCCCGCCTGTTCCTTGATCTTCTCGATTTCGGCGTCGGTGATGTTGGGGTTCTCTTGCCGAGCCTGACGGACCGCCTCTTCGATGGCGGCTTCGCGCTCTTTGCCGTCCAGCAGGCGCTGCTGCTGTTCCAGCTCGAACTCGTTGTCCGCGATCCGGTCGGCCGTGTCTTGGTTCCGCTGGCGTTCCAGCTCGGCCAGACGTTCGGCTTCCCGGACTTGGGTCTCGACGGCTGCACCGGACGTGAACAGGGCAGCTTCTTGATTCCGCCGGTTCGCGTTGATGCCGCCGTTGTCGGTCCCCAGCGCGCGGATCGCAGCCGCGATCTCTTCATTGGTGCCCGTGCGCAGGGCTTCGACGATCCGGTCGGGGATTTCCCCGTAGTTGTAGGCGATGGACGTCAGCGCGGCCTGCTGCTGCGGCGTGAAGGCGTTGAAGCGGTCCGCACCCACCGCGTTCCGAGCGATGGGCATGAACTCGGTCGTGATCCTCCGCAGCAGGTCGCGGTTCGCATCGGCAACGCTAACCGTCATGCCCTCGACGATCTTCACGATAGACCCGTCGGCCAGAGTGACGGTGTCTGAACCGAAGCCCGCCCGGAAAGCGTTGACGTCGAAGTAGGGGGTCGACCGGAAGCCCTCGAACTGCCGGATCAGCGCAGCAGCCGCCTCGGTGCCGTCGGTGAAGCTGCCGAACTCGGAGTCGACGAAGGTCTGGAACGCCCGGTTGACCGCGTCCTGCCGCAGCGCCAGAGCCTCCTGCGCCGCCGCGATCCGCATGATGGCATCGGGCAGGTCGTTGGCCGCGCGCAGAGCCGCCTGAAAGCTGGTCTCGATCTCCCCGAGGGTGGAGTCGAGCTTGCCCAGCGCACCGTCCAGTTCCGGGACCTTGTCGCGCAGCTCGTCCATTGCCGTGTTGAACTTGTCGACGCCGCGCTTCGCCGCGTCGGACATGCTCTCGCCGGTATCGGTTGTCTTGCCGTTCAGCTCGTCCATAGCTTTCTGGGACTCTTCGGCGGTGCCGGTGAGAGCCTTCAGAACCAGCTCGGCCTGATGGACGGCTTCCTCGAACGGGGTGACAGCGTTCAGCCCTTCGAGGAACGGCACGACGAAGTCATCCCTGTTTAGGGACGGGTCGGCTTGCGCGAGATCGTCGATCCCCTGCTTCAGCTCGTTGACCGTGATCGTGCCTTCCCGGAAGGCGTGAACCAGATCGCGGAGCTTGATAAGGGTCTCCTGCGTTCCCCCCAGAGAGTCCGAGAACAGGTTCTCGATGGCGAGCGGGAACCGGATCGCGTCGCGCCGGGCGGCTTCCAGCGCATCGCGCAGGCGCTGAAGGTTCGCCGTGGCTTCCAGCAGCGTTACGTCCTTGATGGTATCAGCCCAGCTCTGCGCGGCTCCCCCGGCCTTGTCGTAGGCGTTCTTGACCTTGTCGACCATCTCGCGGTGGGCGTTCAGGGCCTCGGTCGCCTTGTCGGCCTCGGTCGACCAGAGCGCGATGGCCGCCGAGATCGCGACGAAGGCCAGCCCGACACCCGTCGATCCCAGAAGCAGCCGGAACGACCGGGTCAGGGTCCGGACCGCGTAGCCGAGGCGCGTCACGGTGACGCCCATCGCAGCCGCTCGGGTCTGCAATGCGACGAACCCGGCGCTGGACAGCGTGACAGACCGGGTGAGCCCGATGAAGGCGTTCCCCAGAGCGATCACCACCGGGGTCAGCCTGAAGGCGATCAGCGCGACCAGCGCCGTGAAGACGGTCTGGAAGTTGTCCGCGATGAAACCCAAGAAGTCGAGCAGGCCGCCGAGCGCCGCAGACATCCGGCGGGCGAACGCCTCGAAGTCGGCGGATCGCAGGACCTCGGTCAGCTTGTTGGCGAAGCGGGTCAGCGCCGCGACGAAACCACCCTCACCGAACGTCGCCGCAGCTTGGAAGGCCGCGTTCTTCAGACGGCCGAGGGCAACCGTGATCCCGATCAGCGCCTCGTCCAGACCTCCACCGAAACGCTTCTGGACCTCGTCGGCGAAGGCCACCAGAGCCTCTTCGGTGACTTGGCCCTGCTCCATCATCTTGATAAGCTCGGCCGTCCCCACACCGAGGCCGTCGGCCATCAGCTGGATCGCGCCCGGCAGACGGTCGCCCAGCTGCTGCCGCAGCTCTTCCATCTGGACCGCGCCCTTCGACACGATCTGGGTCAGGGCGACGAAGACGCCTTGCAGGTCCTCAGTCGAAGACCTGTTGACCCGAGCTGCCTCCGCGATCTGGACGAAGATGCGCCGGGCCTTGTCGCCTTCGAGCGACGTCCCCTTCGTCGCTATGTTGAACTTCGAGTATTCGGTCGCCAGATCGCCAAGGCTGACGCCCAGCCGGTCCGAGGTCCGACGGATAAAGTCGAACTCGGCCGCGACGCGGGTCTGGTTGCCGTCGAACGCCACGTTCAGCCGGGCCTGCGCGGCTTCGAGCGTCCGGGTGGCGGTCACGGTCTGCTTCAGCGCCTCGATGACGCCGTAGAGGCCACCATAGGCGGCCACCAGAGACAGGACCTCGCCCCGGATGCGCTGAAGCAGGGACAGGCTGCGACGGCTATCCCCGTAGAACTGGCGATAGGCTGCGGCCAGCTGGCCCGTGGAGGCCGCTGCACGGCTGCTGGCGCTCGCGAGCCCGCTGGTCGCGCTGGTCAGGTTCCGGGCGTTGTTCCCGGCCCCTGCCGTGGCCCCTTTGAGCCCTTGGATGGCCGCCGACTCTTCGCGAGCCTTCTGCGCCCCTCGGTCGAGCGATGCGGCCAGTCGGTCGAGGATCGCAAGGAACTCCACCTGCGCGGTCTGCAAGCCCTTGTAGTTGCCCTCCGACCTGTCGAGGGTCGAGTTCATCTCGGTCAGGGCGCGACGCTGGTCGATCAGCGCCGCTTTCAGGCGGACGGTCTCGGCCGAGGCTTCCCGGAACGAAGCGACCATCTGCTCGCTGGGGTTCTTGACCTTGGTGATGGCCGCGCCGAGGCGCGTCGATTCCTCGCGGGCCTCGATATACGCCTTCTTCGTTTCGAGCATGACGCGGCGCTGGTCGGCCGCCGCCTTGGTCAGCGTGGCGAACCCGGACGACGCCAGCTGGGAGAGCTTGGCGCGGGCCTCGTCGGTCGAGGCCGCCATCTTTTGCAGCTCGCCCCGGCCCTCGGCCAGAACCTGCTGCTGGCGTTCGAGAGAGCCCTGAGATCGCTTCAGGTCGGAAGCCAGCTTGTTCTGCTGCTGGGACACGGCGCTCGTGGCGGCTTTGATCCGCTCGTAGCTCTGCGCCATGCTGTTCAGGATCGACTCCTGCTTGGTCAGGTTCTGCCCGGCGCGGGCCGCCTGACCGCCGAAGAGAACCATAGCCGACCCGGCCGCGTTCAGCTTCGAGCCGATCTCCCCGAACTCGCCGCGCAGTTTCGCCAGTCGGTCGCCGGTCTCGCGCATCCGTGCTTCCGCGCTTTGCAGGCGCGCGACGAGCTTCGAGGTCGGATC